GCGTGTGGACCACAATACACAAATCGATCTATCTTAGGTCCAATCTGATATCTGATCTCAAGGTGAGCGTGCTTGTCACACTGGATCATTTCTTTGCTGCCACGGTGCGCGTGTTTCATGGCTTGACAAGTCATTTGATCAAACTTCCGTAGATGCGTTTATGGTAGATGTCCTGATGGTCCGCTAATTCCAAATACCATCGTGCTTCACCGCTTATAAGCTTGCGCGGTTTATGATAGATGAAATTGGTGATGTACCCAGAGATGAGTACAGAACAAGGTGCGGAAACATTAGCGATACACCAATGCCATGCTTCCATATAGGATTGAAAGGGCGTTATCTGCATAGCTCCAGGATTGCATCGTCAAATTTGGCGATGCAGTTTGCAACGTCCGGTTGCATGGTCATGATGGCGAGGTTGAGCCAAATGTGTGCGGAATGTAACCAGAAGGATCGGTTTCCGTTCATTATGTTCTCTTTCGGCAAGCATTACAGGTACATCCTTTTAGATGACCTGTGGCAATACCTTCACCAGCGGACCAATGATCAGTAGGATGAAAATGTGGATCGTGCCACGGTTCGCGCGCATCTTCAAGCCTGCGAATCATGGCCTGGTTTTCGCGCTGTTGTGCTTCGACGTTGGCGTGGTGGAGTTTGTAAAGCAGCAAGCCAATCACGGCGAGTGCTAAAGCGATGCCAATTAGAATTGAAATCATATACGAGCCTCCATAAACAGTGTATCCATAACGAGCCAACTTTGGAACCTTAGAAAACTACCTAGTACTTTGGTCCTGTTGATTTTATCGCTCGTTTTGTGAACGAGTACGAGCCATCCAATTTGAAACGCGGTACCGGGTTACAGCTCTCAACAGTCGCACCGCGAGCGATCTTAAGAATGTCCTTGCCTTCGAGCCTTGCTCCCTTGTGTGCTTTTTTGATGCACTCACCGTTAGTGTCGAATATGGCGTAAAGTTTCTTTCCACATATTGCAGCGCTCGTTCCCGTTGCTTCGAGTTTCCAAGCTCCAAGATCAGTTTCAGATAGCGGCAATCCTCGAAGTTCACGGCATATGATCGAATCAGTATCAACGTAGTATGGTTGTGTCGCATGTGAGAGACCTCTCAAGAGCACAGCTCTGGCTGCACCTGTGATTGATGCACCGGTGGCTATGTTGAAATAGTTCAATTCCTTTAGTGGACGTTCCCAAATGATATAATCGTCGCACATGAAGGATGGCGTCCAACGTTTGCGGCATGGTTCTGTACAGCTCTTTTCGCACAGGTGATAACTCTCTGGAAATTCGCCGATAGGTGTGATGTACCAGTCCGCGTAGTTCTCTGGATTTTGCGCGAACTTTCCATAGGCACTGTTCATCACGAACTTATAGAAGATCGTTCTGATTTTGTCGCCGTCCTTTTTGGCTTTGGTGCGCGCATCATAGAAGTGAGACACAAAACTATCAAAGGATTCCCGTCGCTCGAAATTGAAAGTAAGAATGATCTTATCTGGTATGAACGTTCTGGTTTCAATGGCGGCATTGAACTCGTGGATAGTGGTGTGAAAAACTCCACTGGTTTGAGTGAAGTCAAGAGAGTTATCTTTAGAGCGCACAGGGAAAGCACCATTATTTCGACCCTTGACAGAAACGAATGCGGTATTTTTGGTGATAGTTTGACGTAACGTTATTCCGATGGATACCGGATGCAAGTAATCTCGCATGACGTAAGGGTACATTGAATTTACGTCATAGACTTTGATCGGTCCTGGAATGATGCCGGATTTGAATACCTGGTTACGTCCTCCGAAGTAAAAGTCTTTCCGAAATCTGGCATCGTAAACATCGTTGCCACAATCGAAGGTATGAAATTTTTTGAGCTGGCGCATGGAAGCACCACCGATGGTAAGCGCGTTCCCGAACTCTTTAGAGAATTCCGTACAGAGCGTGTGCAAATCTAGGCAGTCATCTTTCAGATAGGAAATGATCTCGGTTCTGTATCTCTCTCTGACTGGCTGTTTGAATTTGTTGTAATCGATAGGCGTCTTTTTGTATGTCTCCAGAGCGAACGGCATGATTGCATAGGAGTCACGCAGCTCGTGTTTGTCTAACCAGGCTTGGATGATCCTACCATTGACGATTCTGAGATCGCGTCGAATGTGCTTCAAGAAATAGAAGTAGTCAAATCTCCCGCCGTTGTGAGCGTAAATGATCAACGGTTTTGGATAGCTCTCCAGGAAGGTGATAATTTGAGTGATACAATCATCGCTCCAAAAAGCTTTGAAATGCGAGCCATCGTAAAATCCTGCAACAAATGGGTGGATCATTCGATTGTATTCGAATGGATCAGTCTCAAGATCGATTACAGCAATCTGGTTCATTTCTTTTTTCGAGTCTTTTTAAGCTTGGATTTTTTTGCTCTTAATTTACCTTGTTTACGATAATGCGCCAAACGTGGGCCTTTCATTCGAGCACGGTATTCGCGCATGCGTTGTGCCGCACGTTCGTTGTAGAGCTTTTTCAATCTTGGACGTTGGTTGATGCGCTCGCGCTGGCGCTTGGCATGTTTTCGATTGTACGCAGCGGACATCTTTTTCTTGCGCTCTCGTACGTTGTGTTCTACAAACTGCGTACCAGGCTTGTTCATTCTGATGATCTCAAGATTCTGGTAGATTTCAGCTTGCTTGGCTTTTGAGGTTATTTTTTCTATGTCCTCGTAGCGTTCAAGATCATCCAACAGAATTGAGATATCGCTATAGAACACCGCGCGCTGGCCACCAAAAAGACGGATGCCGAAGTACTCACTCTTTCGCTTCATTCGATTGATGAGTACTTTATTTTTGCGTATGTCCTGAAGGTACTGTTTCAGGTTGTGATATTCGACAGGAATTTGAACACGTTCTATTCCACTGACATTCGATATAGCAATCTCGCCACCCTTGAATTTTGCAATCTCTGATTTGGTATGTGGAACTATGATGCGTTTATTCGCAGTTTCGAATCCGGTCTTGCGAAATTTGGAGAGTGTAGCAGGTGGAACTTTGATGGCAGTGGCTTTGCCACTCACAACATCGTCGTACTTTTTGACTAGTGTTGAGAGTTTCTTGCCTTTTACTTTCCAATTCGGAAGCGCACTACGTGCATCGATCTTTTGACCGCTGGAAGTCTTGCCAGAGATCAGACCTTGTTTTTTGAGAACTGAAACAGCTCTCCGAAATTCACGTAAATTTTCTGCCAATGTCAAACCCTTGCAAGGTAGACTGGCCGGTACTTTACCGATCTTGTTGCCGGTTGTGATAGGGAGCATATCACGATAGAATTAAGGGAGTCAATCATGCCTTTTCCGGCAACAGTAGACGCCGCTGGTTTGGTGCTCTCTTCACTCCCTGGACCGTTCCAACTTTCAGGTGCTCTGTATGTTGTCGACACGGATGCAGCATCCAGTTCTACGCTGCGTGTTTTTAAAAGCACAGATGGCGGGAACACTTGGACCGAGCAAGATTCCGTAAACGAACCATCTGTACTTGTTGCCGGTGGAGCTGTTGGAAGTGTCACGGATGGAACAACCATTTTCATTGCGTCCTTGAATCCAAGTGGTTTTTGGCAGGTGTGTAAATTCAACACCACTACTGATCACTGGGGAACTACCGTCACAACAACGAACCAACGTGATATTGCTGTTTTTGCACCAGCAGGATGTACGGCGTTTTATCGTGCCACCGATGGCAACATAGTTATTACCGACACGATTGAGCCTACACCAGGTGTTACAGTTTCTCCGGCATACTTTTTGTTTGACACTGTGGCGAACACCTGGACAGCGTTTACACCTTGTGGCACGACAGGATCGCAAGCTACCGGACCATACTTTCAATTGCAATCTATCGCCGAGGGTGCAAGCGGAAGTTGTCATTTTTTCTTTTTCGTTATCGGTGCTACTCCGAGCACCTACGAATTGGTGCATCAATCGTTTTCTGCGTTGAATGTGTTAGGACCTATTGACACAATCTCCACAGTATCGACTTTTGGTGGTGGAGTTTTTGCATCGGGCGATGGAACCACGTTGGCAGTGGTATGGCAGGATGGCTCGAATTTTAGTGAGGTCACGGTTTGGCAAGGTGCGGACGGCAGCACTCCGGTTTGGACATCACAAAACATCTTGACATCTGGCACTGGTTTAAATGCATGGAATATTACTCGCCAAAATTCGCAAACCCTTTTAGTGGCAGCTTACGGCAATGGTGCCAGCTTGATTACGTTTTCGTACTGGCTAGATACCGGAAGTGGTTTTGGAACAGAACAGATGTTGTCAAGTACAATACCAACTTTCGCTGGTTCTGAATTGTACTCACAACCGATAGGCACAAATCAGATAGGTTGTTTGTATGAAGGTTCTGTGTTCTTCTGGTTGTTCACACCTGGTGGTGGGCCTAGTTTACCATCCGTTTCACCAATTGCCGCTGGTGGCATCTTGCCATTGCCTTCCACTTTGGGAACGCTCTGCCGTTATGCACGAATCCAGCACTGTAAAAAACAACCAGTAAGACCCATGCTTGTGGGAAATGTGATCGCTTTTAGGAGAAATTTATGAATATCGATCAACAGACGGTGCAGATTACTCTGCCACAAAATCAGCTCATACCGGATGAAGGACCTAAAGCCATACCTCTTTTGCTTGATTTCAGCAAGGCGGCATCGTATTCACTCGATTTGACTAGCATCCAAGAACGTGCGTTCATTTCGATGATTCAAACCATCTATGCCGATCTTTCGGGTGCCACGGCTGGCTTGAGTATCACGGTGAACGGAACGAATCAGAACATCACGGCAAAAAAGACCACACAGGGATACTATCCAGTTTTGTGTCCCAATCCTCCACGTCTGACATTTGCGAACTCTTCTGGTAGCGATGTCATTCCTGTGTTCCTGATCAATGCACCGATTTCTGGTGTCACATGGCCTACGGCATAATATGACTGGCATGCAAATGATGCTATCCGCTCTCGGCATCAAAATCTCTGAGAGCGATATCAAGGCAGTTGAGGAGATCATTCCAAAACTGCCTGGTTTCATTGCGAATGCTACTAAGGTTGTCAATGAACGGTTAGCAAATTTCGATCAACGTTTGCAAACGCTCGAAGCAAACCAGAAGATAATTCTTGAGGCTATACAACATGGAGGTTACAATCCCGGTGGAACAAAGCGCGTTGCCGACAGAGTTACAAACCGACCCGCCGCAAACGGTGGTAATCGAAACACACGAACCAACGGTGGAGTCGATTGAAGAGGTTCAAACTGTAGCTGACAAAATTCTTGAGGATACACAATGGCTAAGAGAACAAGTAACAACACGGCTAGTGGAAGTACACGCACAATTGCAAGCATTGAAAACGGAACTGACAACTTCCCCGATCCATTCGAGTCAAGCGGACCTGATGTCCGAAGTTTCAAGCCTTCGTCAGGAGCTACGGAATCTGAAGGAACAATTAGCGAGCCTCAAGACGGAGCCATCAGTCCCCTCGAACTTATCGATGGCGGAACCGCCGGTGACGGGTTCAGAGGTTCCGGCAGACGTAGAGGAAGGCCACCAGGTTCCCGCAACTCCCAAAAACAAGCGCCGCAAAATCTGATGGAACATATCGAGAGCCTTTTGCTCTCGGTACATTTGATGGGAGCTACGATACTCTCGACTCCTGAGATTGCGCTCGATCCATCGGAAGCCAAAGCATACGCGGATGCGTTGCGAAAAGTTGCTGAGTTTTATCCCATGGTGGTTGATCCGAAGAAAATTGCCATTGCGAATCTATGTATCGTGATGGGCGGAATCTACGGCACGCGAGCTGTCGCGATCTACAAAAAATCGCAACAACCCAAAAAGGGTCCAGCTTCTGTACAACCAATCCGTGAAACACAAAAACCGGAACCACCAAAACAACCGGCACCTGCACCAGCAGCAACTATTATGGTCCCGTCACAAGTGGATGGTTCTGGAGTCGATGATATTTCTGTGATCTAAAGACCATGCGTTTACCAGGTGATCAGGATCGTATTGCGATCATTGGTGCTACAGGCAGTGGCAAGACTCATGCTGCTATGTGGCACATGTCGCTACGAAACTACGATCAAAAACCGTGGATAATTTATGACTTCAAAATGGAGGAGTTTATCAACGAGATTCCTGGTGCATACCATCTTGATGTCAATGCCAGCGTGCCTGATCGGCCTGGTATCTACATTGTGCAACCACATGCCGATCAAGAAGATTTGGTTGAGCGTCAAATGTGGTCAATTTGGGCACATGAAAATATCGGCGTTTTCGTTGACGAAGGGTACATGCTTGGTAATAACAATCGCGGTTTTCGCATGCTGCTTACACAGGGTCGCTCGAAACATATACCGATGATTGTGCTATGCCAGCGCCCGGTATGGTTAGATCGATTCGTGTTTTCAGAGTCGCAATTTTTTCAGGTGTTTCATTTGAACTCGCAAAAGGACGTGCAAACGGTGGAGCAATATGTACCACAGGATCTCAGCTCGCCTCTGCCTGAACGCTATTCTTATTACTACGATGTTCGTGCTCGCAGTTTGGTCCGGTTGCGTCCTATGCCTGATAAGGATGCGATTCTGGATACGTTCGAAACAAAACTACAACATGTGAGGAAGGTAATTTAACATGGCTCGAAAACAAGCAACACAGAAAAAAGGCTCGTCAATTGATGATCGAATTGCAAAGCTCGATCTTAAGAAGAAGAAGTTAGAGCTGCAAAAACAGATTCAAAATTTACGGCAGCAAGCCAAGAACATGAAGTGAATCCGGTTGCGGCCTGGTGGCTCAAGGGAGTATACTAGATGGCAACTTGACGAATCCCTTCTTGGGTCCCGTTTAATCTCGGGGGAGGTGGACGGGACCCGAGCTGACAGGAGATCATATGGCGGAAGAGACGATCATCAGTTGGAACCCGGCGAACTGGATCACGGTGCTGCTCATGGTGGCACTCGGATTTACCTTGCTTGGCGCAGCGGCCAAAATCTATCAACAGAAAAAGGCTGCTCAAACTCCCACGTCCTAACAGGTCATTATGGACAAGATCATCAATTTTCAAATCCTGAAACACCCGCTCAATTGGATCACTGTTATTTTGATGGTTCTGATCGCGGGTATCGCTTTTCACTTCTTTTTGCAGTATCAAACCGGAAGCAATCCGGCTAAGACTGTAATCTCGTAACGCAACACTAACCTATCCTAGGACAGGATACCTACAATGGAAAGGATGTAAATGACACCCACAAATCAGCAACCCAAAATGACTCCAGCGCAATTGAACCAGCTCGCGCGATCTGCAATCAAAGCGCGTGCGGTCAAAATGACACAACAAATTTTCGGTGCCACTTACGGCGGCAGTAGTGGCACAACGGATGTTTCAACCTTCCAGCCGGTTGTGAATGTGATACCACGCAACGTTGGATTGATCAAAGGTTTTTGGGTTCAAATTATCGGCACAATTTTGAACCCGGATTCGACTGATTCATCTGATCTCACCGATTTGGGTGCTGCCAATTTGTTGAGTCAGATTCAGTTCAACGACCTGAACAATAACACGCGTATTCAAACTACCGGCTGGCACATGGCGTTACTGAACTCGATCAAAGCGAGACGCCCTTTTGGAGCGTCCCTGATCAGTGATGGAGTTTTTCCATCGGTTGCAGGTGGCACACAAACTGGCATTCAAACTCCCATGAACTTCGGAGCCTCCTGGACGGGTGTCAACGCGGCAGTGGGCTCGACTCCACCGGCTACCGCGATTGCTCACGGCGGCAAGGGCACCGTTACCTGGTGGTACTACATTCCACTCGCGTATTCCGATGACGATTTGAGAGGCGCGGTTTACGCCAACGTGGTAAATGCCACGATGCAATTGAACCTCACTTTCAATCCGGCTATTGGCGCACTTCCAGGAACCGATTCCACCAGCGCGGTCTATTTGGGCGCCAGTGGACAAACGGCAAAAAACATCATGATCGCGGCTACCGTGAATGTGTACCAGGAATACTGGGACCAATTGCCGGTGGGTCAACAGGGCGTGCTTTTGCCGATCCTGGATTTGGCGACAATCTACGAAATGAAAAACACCGTGTTCACCGCGATGACCGCGAATCAAGACTTCCCAATGCAGTTCGCAAACTTCCGCGATTTCCTGAGCACCACGGCAATCTACGTCAATACAGGTGGTACCGGTTTACGCGGTGTCGGCGCGGACGTTGCATACTGGGCGCTGCAATCCGCCAATTTCACGAACATCTGGAAAAAGAGTCCAGGTTTGATCGCCATCCAAACGCGCAATCATCTGAACACTGACCTGCCACCCGGTTGCTACTATTTTGGGTCGCGGCAAAAACCGATCTCAACGGTGCAGTATGGAAACATGGAACTGATTCTGAACGCGCTTACCGCCGCGTCAAATCCGTACTGCCTGGTCGGTTACGAAGATTTTGCCCTGGTTCAAACCTTGAGCCAGGCTGGTTCGCTCGCGGCATCGTAAGTTTGCCGTGCTTGCGTTGCTCGCTTGAGCGTAAGGGTTCTCTGGATTCGAGCCTCTAGAGAACCCTGAAAAACTTGGGAGGATTTCAATGAACGAAACAACCAATACAGGAACGGGATTTGTTTCCAGTATCATCAACTGGGCGGGTCATCCTTTCAGCTCTCAAGGCAGCGCGCTTAATTGGGTTCTGTTTGTTGGCTTGCTGGTTATCGCCGCGTGGTTTTGGAATCACGTGCTGATGTCAATCACAGATTGAGAGGAGAAAAACATGAGCATTAAATGGTGGCATATTTTAGGTCTGGTGATTCTTGGAATCGCCATTGATTACTGGTTTCCAGCGCTTGCCAACATGAGCATTGGAAAACTCGGCATCGCCAGAAAGTAGGTTTTGTGACCGAAGTACAAACATCGGAATCAACCATACCGGCTGAGGATTCAAAACCTGATACAAAGCCGGTGCTCTTCATTTCTGATACTGAAATGGTGCGTTCCAGTTACTACCGTGGTTATCACGACGCGTTCAAAGACGTGTTGGCGGTAGCTCTGATTTACGCGCTGGCGCTGTACATGGTTATGCGCTATGCCACAAAATAGCGTCATTGCGGCTGGTCTGATTATTGGCTTCATCGTTTTTATCACTGTAAAAGGTGAGCTGAAATCATACCTACAAGTTGTCGGACTCTAATACATGCCATTTGCTTTGATCATCGTCGGTGTGGTGCTACTGGTTGCGAGCGCTCGCAACACGCAATCACAGCTCTACACCTTACTGGCAGGTGATTTTACCGGGCAAGATAACTTCATCTTTTGGCTTGTATCAATTCTGATCATCGGTGCGGTGGGTTACATTCCAAAGCTCAAACCATTGTCGGTAGCGTTCATGACCCTGGTTATCGTTGTGCTGTTTTTGAAACGTGGAAACGCACAAGGTGTTGGCGGAGGTTTTTTCTCGCAGTTTACCAGCGCCATTGCAACCACACAAACGGCGACACCAACTATCGCAGCAAGCTCTGGTAGTAGCACGAATCCTTCCAGCTCATTACTCGGACAGGCATCATCTTTACTAGGCGCTTTTGGTGGTGTTTCAGCGTCCAATCCAGGACCACTTTCTGGCGCAACACTGGGTAATCAGACTGTAGCCGATCAACCGATTCCGACGTTCAACAATCCGACATTGCCGTCACCAGTTCAAATCGCGGTCTAATTTTATGGATGATAAATTCATCAATGCAATCATCGGTATCCTGACAGGAGTAGTTGGTTTGGCGGTGCTCGCCACACTCGTATCGAAACAAGCCAACACAGCGGGAGTATTGCAAGCTGGCGCACAAGGTTTTTCGCAAATTTTGCAAGCGGCTACCGGACCCGTTTCCGGTGGAGGATTAGGAAGTCTCCCAAGTCTCAACAGTTACGGTTCATCCATTTTGTAGAGGAGCAAAAATGTCCGATCAATTGATCACTTCGGTTACCACGGTGCTATTAGCTATCGTGGGTGTTGCTATCGTTGCAACGCTGGTCTCAAAGAATGCACAAACTCCACAGGTGCTACAAGCCGGTGGACAAAGTTTCTCGCAATCTTTAGGCACTGCTCTTTCGCCTGTGACAGGTGGAGGCAGTTTTGGAAGCTTCAGCGGTGGCGCTGGTTTGAGTCCATCCAATCTGTAGGAGCGAATTTCCATGCCCATGAAAGCTCCGGTAGATCCTACCTTGCGTGATCGAATGCCATCTGAACCTGTGACAGGTGGAATCTCGCGCATCATTCTGAATCACGAATTTGGTGAAGGATCGCCTATGTTCGCGGCGGTAGCAGTCAATCCAGATTCGGAGTCAGATGGACTCTACCAATTTCATGAGGGAGATTTGTTCTCACCGGGCGCTGGTAATTGGGTTTTTGAACCCAATTTCGAACTCCCCATGGTGACGATTTGGGGCAATGCTTTTCTAAGGCGCGCGAATACGTTCAAGGTTTTGCAACCACCACAAGTATGGTCTAATCCTACCGTCACTAACGCAGGCTTAGGTGGATTGCAAGCTGGAACCATCGAATTAACGCCACTCTCTTTTGAAGACTCTGGAGCGTGATCTATGGAATGGATCAAAGAACATCCATACCTTGCAGGTGGCGGAATACTTGCGCTGATTGTTTTGTTTATCATTTTGCGCGGGTCCAGTGGTGGCGGAACATCCAGTGCTGCCGGTTCTGACGCGTCCTTGCAAGCGGCGAATCTCGCGGCACAGGTCCAGGAATCACAATTAACAGCGGCGTCGAATGCAAACACCAATCAGTTAAATGCACAACTCGAAGCATTGCAACTACAAACACAGGGACAGCTCGCTATTGCAAAGCTTGCGGCAGGCGTGCAAAACACACAGACTAATGCAGCAGCACAAGCAAATGAAGCTAACGTTAGCGCCGCTGAAAGTGTAGCCTCGGAACAATCGCAGGCACAATTGCAGGCCACTCTTGCAGGCTATGGCGCACAAACCTCACAAGCGAACATTGCTTCACAGACGGCGGAATCGCTCGCGGGAACTCAAGCACAAGTTACGAACAACCAAACGGCAGCGGCATTGAGCGATCAGCAATTGATCGATACAGCCAGCGAGCAAATCAACAGTCAAAATACGGCACTCAGTTTACAACAGCTCTTAGCTGGCAAGACGGTTGCGCTCGACACTTTGCAGGCTCAACAGAACGAGGTTCAAAACACGAACCAAACACAGCTCGCTGAAACCACTACTGCTACACAAGCAGCACTTACCGCCAACGATGCAAGTTTGCAAAACAATTTGGATCTCGCGCAATTGAACAATGGAACAGAGCTGCAATTAGGACAGCTCGCGGCAGGTGTCACAAACAACACAACGGCAGCGGAGAGCAACATTTACCAGCAAGAATTGACAGCGGCAGAAACACAGTTCCAGGAAGAGCTGGCGCAACAGACCACGGCACAGAATAACCAGTACAACATCGAAACGAGCGTACTAGGCAGCGCATCATCTTTGGGACCTAACAATCGCGCTGCCACTTACGCGGCGCTACTTGGCAATCCATCATTAGGTCAAACCGAAATTCAGGGTCAACCAGGAACCGGCTCGAATCCAGCATCAATCTTGAGTGGTCTTGGGAATCTATTCAAGGGATTGAATCCAAGTAGCATCCTAAGTAATTTCTTCTAACAAAATGAAAGCGTTTTTCGAACGTCATAAAACGGCAATTCTGATTGTAGGCAGCATCATCGGCCTGTATCTGCTCTACAAGTGGTATCAGGGCTATGCGGCAAACCAGGCAGCGAATCAATCCGCTACCGATGCCGCCAATGCTGCCGCCGCGTTACAGGCTCAACAGGACGCACTCGCACAACAGGGGCTAGCCTATGGTGGTGCACAACCCAGCGGCGCTACCGCCAGCTCTCCAGGGCTGGTGAGTGTTGGATTGAATAACGGCAACGCTACCGGGAACCCAGTCAACCCTACGAGCACCGGATCGAATCCAAGCTCGCCTGGTGCCACTGTAACGACTCCTGGAACGGGTCCGGGTCCACAAACCACACAAGTGACACAACCTGGTGTGACATCGGCGGAAGCAGCGGCACCGGGTGGCAATGTCATCAGCTCACAAGCTACTGGCGCACGCGGCAAGGGCCTATTCGGTGGCCCTGGTGCGACAGCGGCACAGATTCAGACCTTGCAACAGGGTTTCGCAAATCCATCGTCTTATGCCAGTGGAGCGATTGGCAGCTACAATTACACGCTCAATGAAATTGGCGCTGAATCTGAGCCTGGTTTCAATCAACAGGAATTTGATCAATATTATAGCTCGCTCACAAACAACGGCGTCTATCAGGAACCATCAAGCGTTCCAGCATTCATCGCCTATGCCGGTTCCGATCCAACTGTAGTGAACGAAGAATTGGAAGCACAAGGTTTGCCGCCAGCTTTTCCAGGACTCGAAACGCCTAGCAGCACACAAACCACTTCACCACAGTCGCCAACGATTTCGACACCTGCAAAATACGGAGGGTTACCAGAGATAGTTGGCATTGTACCCAGTAAATCACCAAATGCTGGCATTCCACAATCGCTCATAGGTTCTACCGGAATCACTGGAGGCTCGCGTTTAGTGAACACGGTTAGACCGATCACTACCATTCCAGTGAACACGGTGCGTCAAATTGGAAGCGTTTCCAGTGGTACTCAAACTGGAACACCAAAACCAGCGCCACCATTGCGGCCACCAACTCAGGCACCGAAAAAACCGACACCGATACGACCATCAAAACCTGGTCCTGTCGGTCCAGCCAAACCAGTTCGCCCTGTTGTGAACATCTAAGAAATGAGACATTTTTATGCCGCCACTTTTAGTTGCTCTTGCCGTTGCCGCCCTTTCAGCACTGGCATACAAACGCAAGCCAGTACATAATCCAGCTAAACCACCTGCGATTGTGGAAACTACTCCAGAAAACGGTGGTGTTGGAATCACCACAGGTTTTGCGCCACCACCGATTGCAACATCTGTTTCCGGTGGCTTGCCGGCTCCCAAGACACATCAAACCAACACTCCTAGCAGCGCTGCATCCGGTGTCCCGAATTTCAGCTCTCATACGCAGGAGTTCAACACGGCACCTGCAAAACCGGTACCTGGTGTTATCGCTCACCCTCCTTACTACGGTTCGAATCCACTTACGCCTATCTACTCATCAGTGGAAGTGCCTGAATCCGCATCAAAAACCGGATCATGCTCTTGTGGTGGAGGACAACATCACACAAACGATTGCTCGATTTCACGTGCCCGCAATCGCGACGGTGGTTGTTTGGCACCCACCAAAAAAGCACTTGTACAAAATGCGCCTCCAGGATTGCTTGAAAAATGGGCGGCAAACATCGCCAGCGTTCATGCTACTCCATTTGAACATATCCAACAACAAGCGTTCGATCATCAACAATCAAATCCTACTGGCGATGATTTGAGCATGCCAGCAGCGCCACAGCTTACCGGCATCGGTTTGAGCTACCGGCGCGGACGCAGAGCTTCTATCGTGGGTTACTAATGTGGGCTCGTTTCCCAATCTCGCGCCCATCATACCCATTCTGAATATCACTGGTGGCAATCCTTCTGATCTTGGCTCAGGTTATTCCTACCAATCCCAAGGTGGTTATGCACCACCTGGAACGAGCGTGCTTGTTCTACCCTCTCAGAATCCGACACAACCAAACAATTCAACGTTTCTAAACGGTGGAAGCATCGTACCGGAAAGTGTTGCACTGTCGCCAGCTCCTCAAGGTGACTTCAATCCAGAGGACCTGTTGGGAAATCTTGGCAATCCATTGTTGACAGAATCGCAATCTGTTTTAGGTCTGCCATCTTCGAGCACAGCAAACACACCTGCTACCATGCAAGACATGATAAACTCGCTTGGACAGGCTCAACCAAATTTTGGCACCATGACGGCACCAGGTGGTCCGCTTGCGCCTGGAACATCCATGAATACTCCTGTAACTTCTGGCTTGCTTGGAAATACCTTCGCAGGTTTTTCGTGGGGTAGAGTAGGTGGGTTTGCTTTGGGACTGATTTTGATAGCGGCTGGATTGTTCTTACTTGGACGAGGAGAGCTTTCAGGGGTAGCTACTCAAGTGATAAAAAATACTGCATAAAGGCAACTACCCCTACCGAATGTGATTATTTCGTGGCTTTGAGTTCTTTCGTCAGCTCTTCGAGCCGGTTCGACGCCTCCGTCTTCATGAGCTGCTTTGCCGAGTAGCGGTAACCCACCGATGACTTTTCATCCGGCACACTGAAGATGTCGTAACCGAACTGCACCGGCTTTCCGTTCGCGCTTTTCAGTGTCACTTCGATTTGTTCGAAAATTCCACCGGGCAAAAAGAGCTTGTTGGCTTCAAACCCAAGCTTGTCACCGTTGATCGCACGGAAATCACCGACCAGGTACGAATACGGATCACCACTGCGCGCCGTTTTCGTTTTGACATCCTGAGCTTCACCGAAAACACGCGCCATGAAAACTGCCTTTGATTGCTTGATCGCTTCCTTGGGATTGCACCCACAAGCTTTCAAGTTCATTTGAGTTAGCGGCAAAAACTCAGGTCGCTCTTCTGTCGATTCCTTCTTTGTTGCCATTCTACATCCCTCCTATAGGATGTACAAAAAGTATAGCACAAATGTTGAACTACCATCAATCGGCTTGCACAAAAAAGTACCAAATGCTATACTATCTGTGTCACCCTTGCACTCTGCCACCGGCAGATATCCATCAGCGGGTCCTGTGATAGCGATTAGCAGGACGTAAGCTCCAAGCGCGAGGAGCCCCGCTGATGATCATTTTATGCAGCCACTGCCAGAGTACGCGATGCTGTTTCATTGCATCCATGTGGATGACGATGGACCAATAGCAGTCATAGAATCTCCATGGATGAAAGTACGTTGTAGACCGTTCGCACTTTTGAACGTGCATTATATGCTCGATGAATCGCTTATGTGGTTTGGTACATTTGCAATCGGGAGAAACTAAATGCCATTCAAAAAGATCGGCAAAAACAAGTACAAAAGTTCAAGCGGCAAAATCTACACGGCAAGACAGGTGAGAGCGTACTACGCCACAAAAGGGTTCAAGAGAAAGCCGCGTAAAAGTAGACGCAAAATTTAGGGAATTATATATTTGACTCCCGCACGGGAATCATCTACTATTGAGTTGTGGATAGGAGCCACGACCAAATGAGAACCAATTATCCAGCCGCGATCCTGGCCAATTTCGAAGGCGATTACAGGGCAGCTTTCGAGCACCTCTCGAAGGCGTATCTCGCCCTTGAGCGCCAGCACATCAGCGAAACCAGCAGCCGTTTTTTCGAGATTTCGCGCTTTGAACCCGATAGCGAGATCTGTCTGCGCCAAATCACCGAGGAGCAAATAAGCCGATCCGTCGATATGGCCGACTGCGAACCAGATTTCGTCATGCGTAAACGCTTCTACGTCGATGATGCTGGGGAAATCCAGCCGGTCACTATCGGGCGACAGGAACGCATCAACACAGACGAAGGGTGCCCATTCCATTTCGCAGCAAGCGCAATCGTTGCGGGCGGTCGAGAAGTCGGGCAGGTCGTCTTCACGGATCACTAGGCCATGTCCAAATCGACCATCAGCACTTTCAAACTGTTCGAAATGTTCCCCACTGAGGACAGCGCCCGCGCCTACCTGGAAGGCCGTCTCTGGCCCAACGGTCCGGTCTGCCCAACCTGCCACAGTGGAGAACGCCTGACGACCCGCAAGAATGGCTTTCACCGCTGCAATGCATGTGCTGAGGACTTTACTGTCC